TTAAGACCGTGGACTATACGGACTTGGCGGTGTTTACACTGCCGGACTCGTATCCCATGTTCAAAGATATTCGTAAATTCTTTGTTGTGGATGATGAACTACAACGTTTGAACAGTACTGGAGAAATTGTTGCCGTACCGACACGCAACAGATCAGCAATTGTGAGTCATGCTATCAACTTGAAAAAGTTGATTCCATATATGACTGCTTCTGATAAGAACGGTTTAATGGATACGCGTGATGTGGTGTTGTATGATTATTCGGAGGATGGTGTGTGTGGATCCGCAGTGTTTCAGAATTCACATCAACACCCCCTCCTGGCGATGCATACAGCGGGTAACAATATTGGTGATGGGTATGGTGTACTCATAACACAGGGGTTGATTGACGAATTGATTCCTACCAATACGGTTACGCAGATGGAAGAGTTGGAGTTGGAGAGCGTGATTACAAGTGAAAGAACATTCTGGCTCAAGAACGAAAGCCATATTGACTATAAAGGTGTGTTACCACAGGGAGAGACACCCCACACACCAAAAAAGACAAAAATAATACCATCAGCAATCCAGGGTGTTTGTGGATTGGAGCCATTTACTGAGCCTACCATCTTAAGTAAGCAGGATCCGAGATACATGCATGAGGATAGTCCACTTAAGCTTGGAGTGGAGAAACATGGTGTGCTAACAGAGAACTTCCCATCGGATTGGGTTGCAGATGCTGAGCGGGCCTTGTATACTGGAATTTTCCAGTCTATGAGGCCGGCTGTTCTGAATCCGGTTCGATTAACACCAGAGGAAGCTGTTGTTGGTAAGCCTGGTGTTGAGTTTTATGATTCAATGAAGCTCAATACCAGTGCTGGTTGGCCCTGGACAACAAGGTCAAAAGATACAAGTAAAGGCGCGTGGATAAATCCTGTTCGTGGCCCCTCTGAAGCAATGATTGGATGTGAAATACACCCTGATTTGTTGAGTGAGGTTAAGCGAAAGGAGGATTTGCGCCGGAGTGGAACTCAACCATGTACGGTGTTTGTGGACACCCTCAAGGACGAGAGGAAACTAAAATCCAAAATACACAAGCCCGGTTCGACTCGGGTATTTTGTGCCAGCCCTGTGGATTATACAATTGCGATGCGTCAGAATTATTTGCACTTTTGTGCTTCTTTTATGACAAATCGCTTGAATAACCAATCCGCTGTTGGAATGAATGTCAAGGGAGACGAATGGGCAGCGCTGTTTCAGCGCTTGACTGGCTTTGGGCATTGTAAGGTGATTGGACTTGACTACAGTAACTTTGGACCTGGTTTTAACGCTGGTGTGGCTGCAGCTGCAGCGAACATCATGGTTAAATGGACCTTGGAGAATGTGGAGGGAGTTGATGAGCTGGAGTTGCGAGCATTGTTGGCTGAGTGCACGAACAGCGTGCATTGTGTAGCTGGTACAATTTACCAGCAATTTTCTGGCTCGCCCTCTGGAG